CCCTCAGGGGCCGCTTTGCGGTGTCGAAGCAATTCGTCATTCGCACGCAACAGTGAAAGGAGTAGTGTCCATGGCGACAAAAGATGATGTCCTGTATAATCAGGGCACAGCTTTTGCAGCTCACCTCGCACGGCATGAATATAAATACTTGCCGGGCAAGAGTCAGTTAACTGACTTAACTCGAAGACGCGATCGTGCTTCCACTCAAGGAGCACTTTACACTCATTATCGTGTAGATGATGGTGCAATCGCGACCAGTTCAGCTGCATTACCAGAATTTTCTCTGTCCACAGAAACACTTGACGTGTCATGTGGCAGGGATAAACTGGGCAACTGGATTGGGGGACCCTTTGCTACCCACGATGTGTGGATGAAAAGGGAACCGACGAGTTGGTGGACTGGTCCAAAATTCAGGAATCTGAAGATTTATCAACCTCCAGCTGAATTTTACCACATGGACAGGTATCTACCGCCTTTTCTCTCAGCACCTCCTACCAAGCTCCTACGGTTTTATAATCCGTATGACGCATCACCAGCATGTATTTCGCTGGCGATTAGTCAGGCGCTTGGGAAGCTACAGGGCGCACGCAATCGTGCACGCCCTGATAGCACGTATGCCGACTTTGCTGTAAGCATTGCCGAATTACGTGAGATTTCACAGTTGGTAAAGTTGCGAGGGTCAAACCTCGCTTCACTAATGGGCTCAACCTTACTCGCAATTGAGTTCGGTTGGAAACCCATTATCTCCGACGCGAAGAAGCTGGCTAATATGGCAGCTTCTGTACGTAAGAGACTTGATTTCTTACGCAAGAACGTCGGAAAACCTGTGAAGAGGAAAAGGTTACTCTATAAATTCACTGAGTCACACGGACAAGTGTCCGAGTTGACGTTCGGAACTCCGTATACCTATCACTCGGTAGAGCCTAAAGAAGGCACCTACCCGGTGTACGGGTTATGTGAGTACGAGGCATGGTATCATAGTGTTCTCACTTATGACTTCCTCGAAGACCCTAAAAAGACACCTAAATGGGACGAATCCGCATTTAGGTATTTCATTGGTTTAAACCTCGATGGGTCCACGCTCTGGGAGGCAACTCCCTGGACGTGGCTTATCGATTGGTTTACCAATGTAGGGGACTTCGTGGAGGACCGCTTTGCGACGCGCCTGGTGGACACTCATCGTATCGAAGAGTGGATTACCATCAAGTGCAAATTCACACAGCGTGTTACCATTCCGACAGTGGCAGGGGCTGTTTCATCACCCGATGTGCCGTGGACTGATGCCCACAGCGAGCGTATTGATACGTTCAAATATCGGATGATACCCCCTGATGTTGCGCCGCTAGAGTACGTAAACTTAGTACCGTTTACGGACAAACAACAAGCCATCTTGGCCGCTTTGGCAACGATCTATTTGGATCGTAAACCTTAGCGACCCGGAAACCTCGAAAGGACTAGTAATGTCTACTGTTACCTCACCTACCGTTTCGATTACTCTTAGCGGTATCGGCGCGACCGATTTTACGAAATCGGAAGTGGATAAGGGTGCCATCACTCGCACAAGCGATAATGGACTCCATATCCTACAGCATCTGCACCAAACGACGAATAAAAATCGTAAGCGTGCAGTGATCCGTCTTCAGTCTACGGACCCGGCAGATAGCGAAGTTACTGCTACCTGCACCTTGACCATGGATTTTCCCGTGGGCAAGGCTTCGTACGGGGTTATACCCGCACGAGCGATCGTAGACTTTCTCCAGGCAAACACCTGGGAAGAGATTGATCTGCTGTCAGCCGGCCACAACCTGGGCTAAGTATACCCAGCTATCATGGTGATAGCGGTTGTGGGAATTGGTAACATGTGACCATGCTGGCGACTACCTTTTAACTAGAAGGAGTTACCTTAAATGGAGCATGTTCTACTAACCCTGTTCAAGTCCCTTTCGAGGGACTTGATCGATAGGGCTCACATAACTGCAGTCGAACGTCGTGCATTGACTATCAGCTCCCAAAAGGATGCTGAATATGCTCGACGCCGCCTCTTGAAGGAAGGGTCTGGGTTCTTCACCAAGACCACTCCTGCTTTCGCCAAGCACTTAATGGCTTGTCTTGAGGCAGGGTCCTACACTTACTTTATGGGCTTGACCCATAAGCAAGGCCACCTTCCATGCTTTATGCATGGTTGGGTGTCTAGGATCTTCGATCGTAGTACGGGGACTGTGCTTGATTCGGTATGTACCGATGCCCTACGGTCCATCAGACAACTATTACTGATGGCCAATAAAGCAAAGGCGTTGCCGAGTGACGCCCTATGCGCAACCGCGTATAAGGAGTATCTCGATGACGATACCGCGATCAGCCAAGAAAGTCTTTGGAGTAACAGTATATCCGCTTTCGGTTATACTGCCCAAACGATGGATCAACATTTTACTGTTGATCAGCGTTGGAACTCTATCGGTTCTCTTGGCCGGATGTTCGTCCAAGTTGGACGGACAATCGGGTTTGAGCTCGAAGCCAGATACCGTATGCATCACTCCTCTTTCAGGGGAGAGCACCCATTACAAATCGATGAGTGCAGATGGTACAATATTGACGGCAGTAAGCTCAGACCAAAGCACGGTCCTGGAGCTGTTGCAGAACGTCTTGACGATGACGGCAAGTGGGAGCATATCTACTCCCATAGCAATAATCGCCTTGATCGGGCTTTCGATACTTTTTGGATTAATTTCCATGAAGTTGAAGATCCCGGCTCTGCAACCGCTGATTGGCATCTTGAAGCCAATCGTCCTTCGCGTCTTATCGCTGTTCCGAAAACAGCAGCCACCCCTCGGCTAATCGCCGCGGAGCCTTGCGCCAATCAATTTTGGCAACAGGCTCTTATGGGGTTTATGGCTGATGCTATTAGGGAAAGCTGGCTGTATCGTTCCATCAAAATGGACGACCAGTCAGCCTCTCAGCAGCGGGCCTACGAAGGATCCACAAGCCGCAAACTGGCGACAATCGACTTGTCGAAAGCGTCAGATAGCGTCACACTGGACCATGTTGGTGCCTTATTCCAACATGATTCCCTCCTATTAGACGGCCTTATGAGCTGTCGAACGGAGTCCATTGATGTTCCTGGACACGGAGTAATCCGTCTCAGGAAATTCGCATCGATGGGGTCAGCAGTGTGTTTCCCAATGGAGAGTTTAGTGTTTCTGGCAGCAGTTACAGCCAGTATACTAAATCAAGAAGGATGGAAGACTAGTCTTGCATCCGACTATATCCGGGAAGCTTGCCGCAAGGTTACTGTATACGGGGACGATATCATTGTCCCTGAACAGTATTTTGTGGGCGTCCTACGCGACCTCCGCATTCTAGGGTTTATCCCTAACCCGAATAAGAGCTTTTGCAAGTCCTTATTTAGGGAGAGTTGCGGTGTTGAGTTCTACTCTGGTGCGGCTGTAAAGCCAATATACATCAGACAGGACTTCTGGTCGCGTGAGCGGCTGACAGATAGTGATGTCGTTTCACTTGTTGAGACTTCTCGACAAATGTGGGACGCAGGCTACTTCAGGACAGCGAGGTACCTCCTAGAAAAGTGCGAAATGCACCTAGGAAGAGTACTCCCGTATTCTGAGGAAAGCACTGGCTACCTGTCACATAACCAGATAACTCTTGTTCGAACTGGACCTCTAGAGACTCGGTGGAATTCCGATCTCCAGAAGTTGGAAACAGGCGTGTTTGTGCCTGTTGCCAACACCAGCAAGAGCGAGTTGGACGGTTATGTCCGCCTTCTCCGATACTTCGTAAAAACGAGTAACAATCAATCCGAACCGGATCCAATATTTCCGGCCGAGACTGATTGGTCGAAGAAGGCCACCCGTGGCTTCAAACTGAAATACAGATTCGTCTGACATTCAGGTTTTGCCAAGGCTGGATAACGAGCTGAGAAATTCTCGTTATGTGGATTAACACCCACAGAAGGGTCTTTGGATTAGTTACCCAAAGAGGCTGGGCGGCT